TCTCTGACAAATCGAACTCTAATAAATCTAACTCTTCTTGGGTGTACTTAGCGCAAATATCTTCATACCTGATAGATAAGCACCTTATATCTTTAGAAGACAGCAGAGTTGTACCACCATATCGAGTAAACTGGATAATGTCTCCAACATTTACATCGCCTTGGGTGTCTTTAACTGCTACGTTCCCCATAGATATTACTTTAGCTATAGACAGGTGGTCCCGTTCTCTATCCGAGGTCTGGTCTATAAGTAAAATACTACCCTTCGTCTTCTTCTTAATCTGGAGTACATTAACTACAATGTGTCCTCCAACCGCCTTAGGCATTGCTCTCTTCTCCTCTTAACATATCTACTCGGTCTATAAAATGTAAAAACGTGTCTAATGTTAATAGGTCATCTAAAATCTCTATTTGACTAGCTAACTTAGCTGCTGCTAGTTCTTCTCCTCGACTTGCTTCCTTTACTAACTCTTGTAGCTTATTATTTTTATGGAGTCTGTACGTAGCAAGAACCTTCCTAGTTGTAGGAGATTCCAACCAGTTTCTAACTTCTAGAATGTCTAAAAGCTTTTCAGGATCCACTATTGAGCACTCTTAGCAGATTGAGCGGCTATTTGTAGTTCCTTGTCTCTTTGTTCCATCTCGATAGCTCTAGACATTGTTTCTACTTGGTGTTGGATAGCACTCAGTTGAACGTTAGAGTCTATAGCTTTAGTCTCTGCGATAGTCTTGCCGGCTTGAGTCTTAACTTTCAGCTCTTCAAGTTGCAGCTTCATCATATCTATTTGGAGCTTCATCTCTTCAATTCTAGTCTTGGCAGCTTTATCAGCTATCTCAGATTGAATCTCAATTTCTTGTAAGTTTGGTCCTTGGGGAGGCGGAGCAATAAATCTTTCAACATCTGCCAAATCTTGGGCAATTAACATCTCTTTAGCGATCTCTTGACCATTAAACAGCCCAGGAGCCGCTGCATACATATTAAAGAGAGATTGGGCCTTCAAAGCTCTTTGTACGCCAGTAGATGAGTTCATATCTGAAACAGGTACTACATCAGCTACTGTAGGGTCAAAATCTGCTACCTGGTTAAAGCCGTTAGGAAATACTTCTACTAACTCTTGCTCAGACAAGTCTAGGACAGTCACATAGTCTCTAGGGTCAACATAAACCCCATAATGTTCGAATATAAGCTTCAGCTCTTTCTTTAAGCCAGAGAACACTCTACGTTGGATAGCCAAATAAACCGTCATACCTTGTTGGATGGTCTGAGCGAGTGTATTAGGTGATGTGTTCTGAGTTTCAACGTTACCTGTCATAACTTCTGTTGTAGAAGTAAGCTCTCTAGTAGCGTTTATGATTAATCCTAGCAATTGGTATAATGTGCTGGAAGGCTCTTTAAAGTTAAGCATGTAGATGCTTTCGTCTAGGGTTCTGTTACCAGTGCCTTCTACAGGAGTTAATTCACCAGGTTTAAGTTGGTGCTCGCCCCTCTTAATTCTTACTTTACCGTCAATATACCCAGATTGGGTGTTAGACAGTGTTCCAGCGTCTACTAATTGGTTCAAAATGGAGTTAACAGCACTATTTAACGATAAGAGTAGTGTTCCAAACCCGTTAGAGTAGAATGAACCGTCTGGATTAGGTAAAAAGTGATAATCTGTAAAGTATTTTCGTCTTACAATACTAGCTACTTGGTCTTTTTCGTTTAAAAATACATCTTCTGGACCATAACTAGCTGTAATTCTTAAAATCTGTCTAGAATCTGGGTGAAGTAGAACAACATACGGTTCTTCGTAGTCGTCCCCATCTAAATCTAAGAGGCAGTGCTGTTCTATAAACTCAATTTCAGGCCCTTTAGTCTCATCGTCAGCCATCATGCTCGAAAGCTCTACGTCAGAATAAAAACCTGACCTAATACCTTGAATGACAGCATTTTTAGACATCATAACCCTATGGCTGATTCTAGCTGCTTCATCTAAGCTTGGAGCGCTGTTATTTACGATAATATCTCTGTAATTAATCAGTTTGCTTTCAACTTTACCTGTAAGAGGGTTATAGCAAGTCTTAGTGAAGGCTGTACCTATAGCTGAAACTACATGTAATAGTTTATCGTGCTCGTCCCACCAGGAAGAGTCCTCGTCTAAAAGCTTATAGTTAAGGTAATCACAAACTCGACCACCCTTCTTAAACTTTAACCCTGTAGGGTCTCTACCAATGATGCGAGGCTTAACAATATTACCGTCTCTAGCGAATTCTGGTAGTGTTCTAGAGCTAAACTGGTATATTGCCATAGTAAGCAGTGGATACTTAATGTTGGCAGCGCCTGGCCAAGGAAACATCTTCTCTTCTAAGGGTAGGTTGACTAAAGACATGATTTTATCTGCCTTAGTAAGCCAATCCTCTGCAGAAGATTTGTCTCTGTCAAAACCATCCATAACTAAGTGGCTAACTTCAGCCAGCTTGTCTTCATCCAAGAGATCTGCTATATTATTAGAAGATGCGTACTTCTCTAACTGCTTCAAACTCATTAGTCTTAATATCCTGTAATTGGATCTCGTTGGTATGTGATAATAGCTTGTTTCTGATACCCGTTAAGTTCTTCTTCGTATTTAGGGTTAACTCTAGCTATCTCTTCCCCGGTCATAATTAAATATCGCCAAGCGTCCATGGCATGGTCATTAGACTTGACAATCTTACCTTTACCGTCGTACCTATAGGTGCGAAACTCTCTGATTAACTGCTGACAATTAGAGAAGACTTTAATTCGTCCTGAACATAGTCTTTCATAAACAGATCTAATACCTATCTCGACTGAGTTATCAGCCATATATAGGTCTAGGTCTTCGTCTCTATAAGCGTCTAAGAGAGCATACCCGTCTTTTTGCTTACCCGCACCAGCTGCTGACGGGTCAATTGCCCCAGGAATCCACTTACCTGTTTTCTTTCTTAAGTTACCAGCATGGAACCCAGGAGATTCCTTCTCTACTAGGTAATCGTCGTAAATGTACCAAGTGTCTGTTTGGGCATCATAAGCCCCGAAAACTGCCGCTGTAACTCTCCAACCTACGTCCAAACCGTAAGCTCTAGGCCATTCTGGGTTTAGTGCTATAGGGGAAATTACGAATTCACTTTCCGCTACTGGGTAGACTTTACCTTCACCTACCGTCGGAATACCTTTTAAACGAGATTCTCTCTCGTGGGGCAAAATACCTGCCATATACTCGGCTTTAGTTTCAGCACTTAAGTGGGGAATATCATCCCATTCCACCCGCTGAACATATTTACCAGTTTGTTCCATTTTGGCACTATCTGGGAACTTACCGTCATCTAGGAACTTCATTACTACGTTAGAGAACCCGTTTAGAGGGGTAAACGTACAGTATAGTATCCCGTTGGTTGTAGCCAGACGCATTAAACTTTCTAAGTAGATATCTTCTGGTGGTTCCTCGTCAAACCAGATAACATCTTGGGCCGTACCCATATAGGCATCCATACCTTCTTCATAAGACTTGAAAATCAAGTGTGATGTGTGTCCTGACACATGCTTCACCCAAACGTCTAAAACGCCCTTAGGGACGCCTGGTTTGGTAGACACGTCCATGATAAGGTCTTTAGGGATTAAGCCCGTACCGAGCTCCCCATAGCGTCCTAGGAGCACTTCCTGGAGGGTGTCTCTAACACGTCCATTGTTGATACCGCAAGCCCACATATTTATGGCAGAGTCGAACTTTCTCCCTGTCCACCATTCGGGGTATAGACCTGTTAAATGGTAAGCTGCTTCGCAGCCTCCCCCTAAAGTCTTCCCTACTCGGTTACCACCCATAAGAGCTCTTTGTCTAAACTTGAGTCCCTTTGAGAAAAAGTCCATCTGCTTAGAGTACTTGTCTCTAGAGAATGGTCCTTCTTGGGGATACATCTGAGCCAGCTTATTAAAAGTGACCCGCTCTGACAGCTCAGTAAGTGAGCTAAGTAGGTCTAGTTTCTCCTTCCTAGTCAGTTTGGAGAAATCTACAGCCTCTATATCACTTAGCTTCATCGCCATCTACCAGTTTTAAATCCGGTTTCAGACCTAACAATTGCTTAATCTTGTGGTTAATCGTAGTTTCGAGCTCTTTATCAGACATGTGCTTCGTTTTATCTGTAATTTCGAGCTGCGTTTTACGAGTATCTGCCCAACTATCTGGGAATTGAGTCACTAAGGTCCTGATAAGTAAGTCTTTTTTGGCCGTGGAGCAGTTTTGCTCTTCTCCTGAGATGATTTTTCGGACTAGGTCTTCGTAAAATGCCTGTCTGTAGTCTTTCCTGTCTTCCCAAGCAGCCTTAAATTCCGGTTTAGTGTCGTCGTTTGCCCAATTATTGAGCGTAGTTCGCCCTACACCCAGCTTTCTTGCGATTTGGCAGTCCGACATACCGTCGGCCGCCATCGCCAAGAGCAATTCTGGGAAGGTTTCTTGATACTTAGTAGGTTGCCCTATTTTTTTAGGTTTCTCAGTAGTCATTACGTAAATTTAATCAGTGGTTATGGGGGTGAGTGGAATCTTGTTGTGGGCTTCTTTTGCTGAGCAGGTATCTGTAAGTACCCCCGATAAGTGTATCTGCTCCATTATTGTACATATATCCCCGTATTCCCGGAGGCCCTTTTCTGTATTACAGAGCAGCTATCTTATCAGTTAACTGTGTAGGCCCCACCTGTGCATATAAACCCATTAATAGTAACTGCCCAGTTTAGAGTGATAGGTATACGCGCATTTTCTAAACAATCTACTTTTGACCCTCCCCACCCCTATTCATCAGTGTAGGCTGGGCAGCATCTATCACATTATAGCTGGATTGTCAAGTTATTAAAGCGTGCAACTACATAGTATATGCAACTACACCATTATAGTACCATATAATGTAGTATATTGTCAAGGGGTATTTGCTCAATTATATTTGTGTTGACATATAGAGGGAGATGTGCATGTCGTTTAGGCCTGTCTATACTAATATGTATCTATTATGGGTATAGCTGTATAGTATTCTAGCCAGTTATAGCTATGTGGTGTGGTTACTATCTAATTCCATCTATAGGCTGTCCAGTTAGTACTGTTAAGTAATCAATCCTTCTTAGTAAGCGGTGTAGATGCTCCACTGGTACCTTTCCATATGCGGCCCTTAGAGTCGACTTCTACGCTACCATGTAGGTGAGGTAGGGGGAACTGGCGATCGAGGCGTGTAGCGCATTCTACGCAGTCCTGTGCGGTGCTATCACTAGCCTTGACAAGACGTTCAGTGGTAATGTTACACTTAGGGCAGAAATAAGTATACATAGGCATTAAGGTGTATCTCCATGAATAAAAAGCTTGACAAAGTTAAAAATATGTGATATAAAAGACTTGTCGGTTGTGCCGCTCCATATTACTTATAAGTATAGGGACTGAGCAATTGACGCTTTAGTGGGTCTTAGGCGGCTCATCTGTACCCTTCTTAGTATGGCTATCCAGCATAGACTCGTAAGGATCTATTGATAGGGGGAACTCGCCTTTGGAAAAGAACTTCTCTAGCACCTTCTGTGCAGCCTTAGCTCGCCTATAAGATATAATACCAAGTATTACACTTGTAATTACATGATATACCATGAATGCTATTATAGCGTTTAATATAATCTCTAGATTAATCATATACTTATTTCCCACCCATCATATTGCTTAATAATCTACCTAAGTTAAGCGTAGATGCTATCTTTTCAATTGACCTGGCACCACCATACCCTAAAATCCCATACTCGACCATGTTATGCATCCAAGTGACCTCTTCAGGGCCCATATTGGGTGGCACATAACCAAAATACCTCGCCAGTGTAAGTCCTACAAACACTAACATAGTAATGGGTCGCCAAGACCTTGCTAGCCAACTCTCGCTCTGTGCATCTGCAATAATGCTACTAAGGGCTGCCTTCCTCACTTCAGTATCATTCATGTCCAACTGTTGCAATATCTGCAACGATTTAGATACTGTCTCTAACTGATTCTGCTTAATCCCTAAGAACCCCTTGACTCCTTGTCCAATTAGTCCTAAGATACTTGTAATGATTGGTGATATTGGCATATAAAGTAACTACACCTTTATAATTCTTACTAATAAGTTACCCATTATAGCATGTATCAGCACGTAGTGTCAATAGGTGAGTAGGGGATTAGT